ATTTTCTTTTCTTTTCTTTTCTTTAGTGGTGTTACAAACGCTTTCGTAATGCGTTACACTTTCTGCAACTTGTTGATTTTCACGCCATTGTGAAATTCTTTCCAAGTTTTTTTCTTTTTTTATCTTGTACTTTTCACTAAAGTTTAGCAATTGTTTGTTGAAAGTTTCTCCATTGTTTGAAGATATTATGTCAATACTTTCCATAAAGTACCAACATTTTTCTAGCTTTTTACCAACCTTTAATTGCATTTTTAGTACAGAAGTTTTAATTGGCTTCTCCTGTTTGGCTAACTTTTCTAGGATAGTATAAAACAATCCCAAGCCTTCATATCCATACTCCATAAATAATAATGTTACTTTCTCGTCCTCAAAAGAGTTAGAATCGTGTAAAAAGTATTTCATAAATAAAAAATGCCCTCAGAATTGAAGGTAGTACCAGTACCTTCGCCTCTTTGGGCTCAAACTTTTTGTATTGGATTCTGGTACAATCCTGTTGCAAATATACTACTTACTTACTAATAATTCAAATTCATTTATTGCTTTAAATATTTGATAAGCTACTTGGGGAACTATTGCATTTCCATAAGCTTTTATACTTTCTATTCTCCATTTAGGAAAGGTAATTCCGTCCAATTCTCTGGAAATCCCATCATTTCCTCCACAAATAGGGGGTTTAGTTGGGAACCTGCTGAAATCCCTTCTCTCAAAAGATGTCCCGCTAGGTTTTGTCTTTTTATTTGACTCGGTGGTAATGTGCTGTTCGTATATTCTTGCAGTGTTGGAGTTGGTAACATTCCTTTCCTTGGCATTGTTGTCCCATTTTGATATTTCTCCATTCTCGCTTTGAACTTGTCCAAATCTTGTATCTCTTCCCTTGTCGTTGGAGTAAGCAACAAACCAAACTCTGTATCTTTGGTGGGGAGCGTTGACACCTGCAGCTGGAATAAGAAACGGTTGTACTTCGTACCCTTCATTTTCCAAGTCAGTTTGCACCTCGTGGAATACCAACCCTTCGTTCCAATTAACAAGCCCACGAACGTTTTCGCCCACAACCCAACGTGGTTTAATTTCTCGAATTGCTCTAAGCATATGCGGCCAGAGGTGTCGATCATCGTCTTTTCCAAGTCTTTTTCCCGCTGTTGAGTATGGTTGGCAAGGGAATCCTCCTGTAAGGATATCAATTTGTCCTCTGTGAATAGAGAAGTCTGTTTTAGTAATGTCATTATAACCAATTGAATTAGGGAAGTGATATTTTAATACTTTTTGTCCAAAAGGGTTCCATTCGCAATGAAATATATTTTCCCATTCAGACCACTCTGCAGCTAAATCGAATCCTCCGATTCCACTGAATAAACTAGCGTGTTTTAACATATTAATTTAATGAATAAGCAGCATATTTAGGCCCATTTTTTATACTAATTATTTTAGTATTAATTTGTAAACCTTCATTTCTTAGGTCGCTTATTCTAGCTGCTAATCTAAAGCAACTGAATTTTTTTAACGCTTGAATAGGGTTTATTGATTTTCCGCTAATTAAATGCTGCTTAATTTTTTGGTTTTGTGTTGTTTTCATAGTGTTTGGTTTAAAATGGTAAATCTTTAGGTTCTGGCTCTTGCTCCTGTTGGTTTTGTGTGAAGTTTTTTTTAGCTTCGAATTTGTACTCTTTGCCACGTCCTGCATAGTTTTTCTTTGCTTTCTCAGCACGTTCCTCCTGTGTTTGATTGTTCCATACTGAATGTGTATTGCCTTTATCGTCTACTTCTTTAAGGTAGTCTGTTGCAATGTTTGCATAATGTTTTACACCGTTTTTTGTTTGAACTGGCTTCCAGTTAATGTCCTCTTTACATACGTTTAATACTAGCATTTTGTTTCGTTTTTGTTTATTAATAATTGATCTAATTCGTTTTCAGCTTTTATGTCTTCTTTTATTTCTTCTTCGTCTTCATCTTCAAAGTCGCAATGTTCTAAACAGTCAGGGCAAATCCCTATTTCTGTCATTTCGGTTTCTGCGCCGCAGCACGTTGAATATGGCATATTATTTAATTAAAGTTGTTTCTAATTCTTCCGTCCAAGTGTCCATTGATATAAATGGAATAGGTTTAAGATTGTTTGCAGGTTGCTTTAGCATATCTGAAGCATATAGTTCTTTATAAGCCTTTAGAGCCTCTTTAGTGCCATTTAAGCGCATTAACAGGCTCCTAGCTTCATTTGGTGAACACTTCTCGAAAAGGTAGTCTAAATAGATAATTTGTTCCCTTAGTTTTTCTATGTGTAATAATACTTTATCCATTATAGTTTGTTTTTAGCTTCTGTAAATAATGCAGTTACCTCTGTAGTAACTAAATGCTTGTTTTGAGAGTACAATTTAGCTAATTCTTTCTCATTTTCGCAAAATTCAATAGCTATTTTTAATTCTGGCAATTTAGCGTGTTTCTTCAAGTAAGGTGGATTCATTTGTTCTCCTGCTGCGTCTGTATCTTTATCGGTTACTAATCCCAATGCAGAACTTAAAGAATAGCGTCTGTAGTAAGTAATTCCGCTTCCATAAGATTGAAACTCATTCATATTACCTAACTTAATTTGTGGAATCGTTACGTTGCTTTCTATTGTTTCCCCAGACTCAATATGGAAAATAATAGTTCGTAAACCTCCGTCGTTTAATAGTTGGGTAAATCCTAAACCGTTTCTAGCTAAAATTGGGTTAATTACTTCTAAGATTTTAGGCAAATCGGCATAGGTGTAATTGTGTCCTTGCGTTCCTTTGTGGATAATTGGACATTCTAACTGAAAGTTAGCTAATGCCTTGTAAATGTTGGTGTTGTTGCTCATAACGTTATTTTGGTTTTAAATAATAATTAAAATTAAGGTTATTTTGTGGATAAATCAAATAATTTTGATATTTCTTTTAAATCGTCTTTAAAGTCAGTATCATAATGAAGGCCTATAACGTCGTTTACTACCTGTAAAGCGTGTATAACTGTTGTATGATCCCTGTCAAATATTTCCCCAATCTCTTTTAATGTAAAAGTTGTTGTTGCTCTTAGAATGTACATTGAAATAAATCTAGCTTTTACAAATGTCTTTTGTCTGCCTGGCCCTTTTACTGCCCTTTCTGATAATGCGTAATAATTACGCACTTTGTCAATAATAGCCTCAGCCTCGCTTATTTTAGTTTTCATTTGTCGCTTCTTTTCTTTCACGTTGGGAACTTGCCAATAATTCATTGTTTTCGATTTTTAGTTTGATAATTTGTTTTCTATACATTTCGTTTTCTATTTCTAGAATATGTATTTGCGAATAAAGGTCGCTTTTACTGTTGTCTATGTAACTCATAATAATTCTATTTCTTGTTTAACTTCTAGCCAATATTTTTTATATGATATACCTTTCCATAATTTCCATTCTCCATTTGATAATTTTCTTTGTGTTTCCCAATTAACTTTAGTAGTTTCTAATATTTCATTTACTGCTATTAATGCACATTGTTTAATTAATTTAAACTCAACTTGTCCATCAATTATTGTAAAATAACTATCTACTATTTCTATTGCTTTTTCTTTTGGTATCATATTAAAAGTGTAAAAGGTTTATTGGTAACATAAAATTTTCAGTTATTTCATAAAGATCTAATATAAGCCAATGATAAGACTTTAATATTCGCTTTTGTACTAAATTCATTCGTGCAATTTTAATCAATATGTCTTCTTCTTTTGACATTAAACGTACAGGCTCGTCCCAAGTTGCGGCTCTCCATTTGAATAAATCTTTCTCATAAAGCGCTTGTCTTTGTTGTGCTGACTTTAATAACTCCAATAAACAAGCTGCTCTTTTATGCAGCTTTAATTGTTTTCCTTGATAGATAAGATTCATAGTTTTAGGTTTAAAGGTTTTGTAAAATTGCAGTTACTATAAAAGCAAATACGATTATAACTACTGCTTGAAAGTTTTGGTTTTGTTGCTGGTTCATAATTTTAGGTTTAAAGGTTTAATAATTTGTTTTTTAAATCAACTAATAAATTGCGGTCGTTAATGTACTCCTCAATTAATGTCATATTTTGAAAGGTTAGTATTAATTGTTCTACCTTTTCAATACGAGCGCCTAATCCTTCAATAATAAGTAATTGCTCTTTGCGTGTAATTTCTAATTTCATAGTATTTTGGTTTTGTTACACAAAGCTATTGTAAACAATTGATATCAACAAACTTTATACACAAATAATAGTGTTAAAAGATTGTTAACGTTATAAGTATATATAAATCAATAAGTTATAGGCATAAAAAAGGAGGCGTCGTAGAAACGAACCTCCGTAAACCTTTTATGTTATGCTATGAATCTTGTCAAAAGTATTATAATATTTTTACAATGTATAAATACTTATAAACAAAAACTCCCTAGTTTTTTACGCTAGGGAGAACCAAACACTATGAAAACAACACTATAAAGATACAAATTGTTATTTACTACCGTCTTGCAGCGGTAAATCCTTTGTATTGTCAACCTTTCTATAACCCAACCTCCATAATAATTTACATAATACAATGCTTTTACGCACTATTTCTTCTTCAGAATCGTCTGGGTCTAATAAGTGCATAGTTTCGTGAATATATATTTCAAGCGCTTTTCGGCCCTTTAATCTTGGATCAATATATATAATTCCGTCACTATCGGCAATACCGTGCGCCTGTTCTCGGCCCAACTTTTTATGTATTATTTTTATCTTCACGACTTTAATAATGCTAGGTCTGGACGATCAATTTCTTTTGCTTCGTATTTATGGCCGCCTCTGACCTTTGCCAAAGCCTTTGTAACTTCTGATTCCATTGCATACAATTCCTGTAGCCTAATAACTAGGATTGCTTCCTGTTCGATTAATGTCATTTTATTAAATCCTTTCGGGTATTTACTTGCTGCCATTTTGAATGTTTTCTAATTTCTGTAAATAAAGTATTCCGTCCATAAGTTCCTCCTTCATATGTTTAAGCCATTGCGAAGTTGTTAAATCGCCTCTATCCATTGTGCAACCATATTTTAATTTACCTATCTTTTCTCTTTGTTGCATTTCCTCAATAACCTGTGCTAGTATTTTACTATCCATTATTTATCAATTTTAGAGTGCATTTTATTACAGGTCTTGCATTTGAATTGAACGTATTTAGTACCTGTTGCACTTGTACGTCTATTATTTATTACAATTTCGTCTGAGCCACATTCTGGACAAGAACCCCTGTCGGCCCCAAAGATAACCCCAAAGTGAGTTTTTGGTTCAATATGTTGGCTTAATTTTTTATGTACTTTTTCTAGTAATATAACGTCCATTATGCAATACTTTACCATTTTATCCATTGCAACTTTGTCCTTATGTAATACAATGTCAGTCCATAAACTAAAGTCTGTTTTAATCTTATGGCCTATTCCTAAGAATGTAGCTATATAATCTAGTTTATTAGAATTAAATTTAAATTTAGAACGTGCAACCTTTAATGTATCTATTGTAGTATATTTTGGGAACACCTCAATTCCGTGAAATAGACAACGTGTTCTAACCCAAGCTAAGTCAAACTTGTCTCCATTATGACCAACTAATTCATCAGCAGAATTCATAACCTTAGCGAATTCCTGCAGCATTTTTTTGTCTGATTGTTTGCTATCCCAAGTTAAAAACTTAGTTTCTTTATCGTCTTCCCATTTGTAGCAAATGCAAATGATTGCTCTTTCCTTGATAATGTTTTGCGGCCCTATGTTAAGCTTATAACCACTTTGCCAAAAGAATCCAATATTTGGACTCGATTCCAGGTCAAAGTAAAGTCTTTTGCGTTTTGTTGTTGTCATTATGTGTTGTTTGGTTTTTTATGCTATCGATTGAAGTATTAAATCCGCTTCTGCTTCTCGCCTTAAAACTAGGCCTTCGAGTTTGTGGTTTTCCCAAAGTCGTTTACTAGCTTCAACTTGATGCGCAATTCCGTCGTAATCTAATTTAGCAATCAATGGAACAATTGCTTTCATTTCCTTTCTGCTATCCCCTTCTAAACTTGCGCCTCTATTGTACACCATTGAAACTAACGCACCTTGCGTATCCTCATTTAATAGTTCTAAGTTTGGATAAATCTTTTTAGTCATTGCGTAATATCTAGGCAAAGACGTTTTTATAAATACTTCATACGCTGACAAATAAGGAACTCGAACTTGCATTATTTCCCCTTTAAGCATAGATTTTGCCGCTTGTCCTTTTAATCCAATTACTTTACGCAATGGAGTTAAAAAGTTAAGGTTTAAGTTACTAGACCAATCAGCTAAAAATTGTTTATCGGTTGTATAACCTAAATCCGATCCAAATCCAATAGTTATGCCGCTTTCGCCTCCAGGCCAAGTTGGTTTCTGTAATGCTTTTTCGTAATATATTTTTGATCCAATTTCGTGTTGGATAATAAGTTCTGTTGCTTTTTTGCTAATCATAATAAATGCTTTATAAAGATTCCCATTGTAATAAACCAAAATACAATCCCAATTGAGAACGCTAGTTTTTCGTTGTTTTTCATTTGTTGGTATATTTGTCTACACTTGCAAGGCCCATACAGGCACAAACTAAGTAGAATATTAAGTCTGCTAAATGCGAATCAATAGATACTTTAAACATAAACGCACTAAATAAACATAAGGCCCCAATGGTTGCTATAACTCTTTTATGACTTATTGCACCGTTTTCCCCTGCTAACATATTTTTAATGAAATCTAACATAATACCCTACATTTATTTGATTAGTTGTTAAACCCACAGAATAGGCCTTATTTTGGCTTTTATATATCAAGTTGAATCCTATACCCAATTTATTGTCAAAGCGTCTTAAATCGCCTAAAACACCTAAATAAACCTCATTCTTAGGTCTTAGGTTAATAGTTGTAGTATTAAATATCGTTCTTTGGCTTAAAATTGCCTTAAATCCCCTTCCTTGTATCTTATTTTCGCTTATTGTGTCCTGTATGTAGAACGTGTTGGAATCTTGTCTTATTGTGTCTGAATAAGCCTTAGTTGTTACGTAATTATGTAAAATTGTAACAGTATCGGTTAAAACGTTGTAAACTGTATCTAAAACCTTGTAAGGGATATTCTTGCCCTTTTGGTACTTTACTATTATGTCTTTACTGTAAACAGTATCAATAGTCTTTATAATCGTTGGTTCGTCCTTAGTGTACCTTGAACCTCTAAATATAGATATTAGGCAAATCGCTATCAATAATGTAATAACGACCTCTTTCATTATCTATTTTGTTTATTTTGCAATTCGATTGCAAGTCTGTTTAAACTGTCTTGAATACCGTCCAATTTCTTAGCAATGATGTCGTCCTGTTTTTCAACCATACTAACTCGCACCTCTAATTCTTTTAGTTTTAAAGATACTTTAACGTAAATAGAAATTAAGCCTGTAATGATTATAAGGGCTTGTCCTGCTAAGAAAATGACGATAGTTTGCATTTATGCTTCAATTTTTGCTTCCTCTACTGGAGGATTTTGTTCTTGTGCGATTTTGCTTAAATAACTTAAAATTGGATTAGCAAATTTTGCTGGCATTTCCATTAAATAAGTTTCTAATTCTTTAATTTGTTCCGCTGTTAACTTAATCATTGTTTTGTTGTTTTTTATTTTTATAATACAATATTCTTGCTTGACTCATTTTTTCTATAGTTTCAGCATTTCTTTTTTGTCCAGTTGTCTTTAAAACTCTTTTGGCAATAGACTCTTTTGATTGTTTTTTACCAGAATGAGCCAAAGATAAATTAATTCTATGTATTTCAGACCTATTTGGTTTTTTTACACCTTTATTTGCCCTACCTATTTTTAATTTATGTTCTTCTGTAAGTTTTATACCTTTTTTAGCTTTTGATAATCTTAATCTAGTTTCATCTGAAATTGGTTTATTTACTCTTGTTTTCATAAAATTGCTTCTTTGAATTTTGCCATATTCAGAAACTAATACTCCAACCGAACCATCACCACCGTCTGTCAAATTACATAAACTACCTTTATTTTTATCTTTTCTACCATAAAGTTTAATAAACTCCTTTTCTTTTATACAAGCTTCGTCCCAATTTATATTATCACATAATATTTCAACCTCGTATTCTGTTTTATTAGAAACTCTTTTCCAAAAGATATTTCTATTTTTTATGCTATTTGCTCTTTTATATGTTTCATCACTTCCAATTCCTATATAAAAAGGCTCATTTTTATCCAACCTAATATGCCTATATACATAAGCCATGTTATTATGTTTTTACAAATATACTAATATTCTTATATTTTCGTTCAGTAAATTTACTTACTCATTATTTATATTTTTGTTTCTAAAGCGTTTAGTCTATTTGTTAAGTCTGTTATAAGGGTATTTTGCTCTTGGATAGCTTTTACTAATGGTGCAACAATTTGAGCATAATTTATACTTTCTCTTTGGAATCCCTTACTTTCATCTTGCGAGTCAATTAAACTCATAGAAACTAATCTTTCATCTGGAAAATCTTCTGCAATAAATCCAACTTGCGGAATATTCCCTTTTATTAAATTAAAATTTACAGGATTTAATTTTAAAATAAAATCTAAACCAATATCAATTGGATTAATATCTTTTTTATATCTAATTGAAGATGTTAATTTTACTATAAATCCGCCAGAATCTAATACTAATGCAGTACCTGTATTACTTCCGATAAATTGAGCTTTTAAATTTCCATTATTATCAACTGATAAAACATTTACCCCACTATTCCCTAATGCCCTAAAAATATCACCAGCAGTACTTGAAACAACTAATTGAGCAGCAGTTGAAGTGGTATTAATCCCTACATTCCCCCCACTTGTAATACGCATTCTAGGAGCATCACCTGTAATAAAATCTAAAGCGTCAGCAGTTTTACTACCTACATAAACAACCCCTGTTGCTGCTTGTAATCTTAAAGTAGCTGCTCCAGTATTAGTTAAGAATATTGAAGGATTAGAAGCATTTGCAACTTCTAATAAAGCGCCTGGAGTACTTGTTCCTATACCTACGTTTCCAGTAGATTTAATTACTAAAGCTGGATTATTATTTATTCCTAATATTAAATTCTGAGAAGTAGGGGTATTTATAAATAATCCACCACCCCCATCAGTACCTATCCATCTTTCACTTCCACTACCAATAGAAGAACCTGTAATTTTATAAACATTATTAATTGTTAATGATCCACTAAAGTATCCATTTCCACTCACATCTAGTTTATAAGTATTGTTTGTGTTACCTATTGAAACGTTGCCTGTTGTAGAAATATTCATTGCTAAAGTACCAGTAGTTCCCCCGATTGCTGCACTAGTAAAAGAAATACCTGCACCTGCAAAATCAAGCGTACCATATCCATATGCAGCAGAGTATGAAAACATTTGAGCAGAAGTTCCTGTTGATAAAAAGTTTAATGCTGTCCCTGTTCCACTAGATTGATAAACTTGAAAAGAATTAATAGACGCTTTTATAAATGTTCCGTCGTCAGTCATTCTACTATTCCCTATTGTTCCACTTGCGGTAAACTTAGGTATGTAGTTTGTTGTTCCACTTCCTTGCACATATCCGCTTAAACTAGGAATATCACTTGTCAAAGCTAATGTTCCATTTGCGTCTGGCATTGTATATGTTCTACCACCTACAACATTTGAAGTAATACTTGCAGCGTTAAAATTAAAAGTTTTAAATGTTCCATCTGTTTGTGAAAAAGAGAATGTTGCTAATGAAGTACCATAAGCAGAAATCGCCGTGTAACCAAAAGTGCCTGTTTGAACTGTTGTAAATTGCTTAAATCCTAAATATGTCCCCTGTGTTGAACTTGAACCGCCTACAGTTATTGTTCCTGCATTTAGGTAGTTGTACCCTAAATTTACCGTTCCTGTTGCACCTGTATAAGGAACGTATCCGCTTAAACTACTTGTCAAAGCTAAGGTACCACTCGCAGAAGGTAAATTATAAGTATAAGTTCCATTTCCAATTGTAGAACCAAAAATTACACTTCCTGTACTATTTATCGTTAATGCTGCGCTTCCATTATTAGCAATAAATAACATACTACTTGCCCCACCTGCTTGTCCAAATTGAAAATATGTTGAATTGGCTACAATAGAACCGTATGTTGTTGTAATAGGATTATCAGTAAATCTAATTCCTCCGCCTGTGTATGCAGTTATAACAGAAGAAAAGTTTTTTAATCCTGTTATTGTTTCCGTTCCTGCCAAGTGTACAACTAAGGAATCGTTTGCAGGTGTATAATTCAAAGCAGTTGCAATACTTTTATGTTGCCAAATTGAAGTTGAACTATTGTAAAACAATCCGTCATTATTCGCTGGAGCAGTTGCCTCAACGTCGTTTAAATCGTCTAAGTTTAACCCAACAGAAACTTTCACAAAGATAGAACCGTGAACTGCGTGAGCATAAATAACATATCCAATTACAACTCTATGATTTGGTTCCGTTGGAGGTATATTTGTTACCGCCCCTGCAATTGTTGGACTTAAATACAACGCTTGGCCTTCTGACCACGTTTCGCCCTGTAAAGAACCTGTTGTATTAATTTCCCTTACCATTCCACTCGTAGTAATAAAACCCTCTAAGTTATTAGGGATTGTTTCAGTTACTAAACCTAAAGTCGCCGCACTATTTACCGAATTATTTGCTAACCCTAAACTAACTTTTGGACGTTGACCTTGCGCACCACTTAAATAAACTACTGAGTAATTTGATTCTAATAAATCAACCCCTGTTTTATTTACTACTCTTAAAAGTTGCTCTTGTCCTATTTGTAAAGTAACATTACCGCCCTTCATTATTAGGTCAGCAGTTCCGTCTGTATTGTTCCAAGACATTGTTCCCTCCGTTGTAGGGATTGCACTTGATGAAAGATTAAATCTTATATAATCACTAATTAAACCATAAGTTCCTAAGTCGACATTTGCCGTTGCACCTGTATAAGGCACATATCCTGTCAATGTTGGGAATGTAGCCAAATTACCTGCACCATTTATATATTGAGCCGAATTACCTGCAAAGGCAAAAGCTAAAGTTCCGCTTGTCGTAATTGGAGAACCTGTTATCCCAACGGAATTGCCTGTAATTGAAGCCGCTACACTTGTAACCGTTCCAGCTTGTCCGCTTGATTTTTGCCACGTTGTACCGCTATAAATAACCCAATCCCCAACCGCAAAAACAATTGGCCCTGCGCCAAAGTTTACCGTTCCTGCAACATTACAAATATATAAATCCCCAACGTCGCCAACTCCATTAACCAAAGTTGGAGTGTTAGTTGCTGCATTCCAAGTACCCAAATATGTAACCACAGAAGCAGGTAATTGACTCAATGGAACCTTACCCAATGAATCAAGCGTTGCAACGCCATTTGCGGCACCCAAAGGCACAGACGATACAACACCTGTCGAAGCAGTTAAAACCCCTGTTAAACTCCTTATTTTTACCGCCCCTGTTGCTTGTATTTGATTACTCATTATCTTAAATTATATTAATTAAAAATTCCTCTAACAAACTCGTCAGCTTCTAATGCCCTACCAAAAGTTAATAAACCAACGCTTGAATTCCAAGTTACTTGGTCGCCTGTTGGAGTTCCACTTGTTAATATTTCCCTTACGTCAACTCCGCCTCTTGAAACGTAAATACAATCCCTTCCAAACATATCGGCCCAACTTATTGTCGTTTCGCCACCTGCTGCAGTATATTGCTTCATATAGTTTCCGCCGCCTACAATAATAGTACCACCACCGCCAGAACTTATTGAAGTTCCTGTTGTATTATACGCTCCGCTGCCCTGTAAAGCCACGCTATACGTTGCAATATCTTTATAAGGAGCATTAATTTGCAAACTTGTCAAATTAGTTGTACCGCCTATAATTACTAATCCGTCAACACCATTGTCAATTGCAAACTTTATATAAACAGGAGTTCTAGTTTGTTGAATATTTAACATTCCTAAATAAGAGAAATTACTTAAAGTAACTAAACCCTCGCACGTAATATTCCAAGTTGCTACATCGTTTTTAAATTCTCTATACCACGCACTTGATTGACTTGTAACCTCTTTTTGGTCTACAGTTACGCTAAAACTACAATTAGTTGAACACGCAAAAGGAATGTCTGCAGGTATGTTTGTAGTCATTACCCCTAAGTTTTCCCCCTGTGTATATAATGTAATTACTCGGCCTGTTATCTCACTTGCTTGTACTACAATAGCAATTCTATCCGTTGCTAATAAAGTTGTTGCAGGAAATGCAAATGTTGCAGTATAAAGCGTTTTTGCAGTTGTAGTAAAAAACACTCCTCCTGTTGTACCTAACAAAGTAAAAGTGCTTCCAGAAACTTTATATATTTTATAATAGAATCTTGGCGCACCTGTTAAATCCCCTGTTAATGATAAATAGTTTTCAAATGTCCACGTTCCTGCTGCTATTGAAGTAGTACTTGGATTGCCAATGTCAGTAATAAACCCAATTATTGGGCCATCGTCTGCCCTAGAAAAGTTAGTTCCGCTATTAGTTACACTTGTAGTGTTTAATTGTTTATAATCTAAGCCGTCATAAGTTCCCTCTGACACGCTACCATTAAAGTAATATTTCGCATTTTGACTGCGATAATACAACATTATATTCTTGCCAATTACATTTTCTGCCATATTACAAATTTAACCATATATTTCTAATACTACACCGCTTGAACTAATCTTGAACGCTCTGAAGCTTGTATCTGTTGTTAAAACTTTCCACCATAAAGCCGCACCATTAAACGGAGTTAATAATAAATCATTAACATAGTAAACGGTACCCAATGAAGGAACACCTGGTCCATTTAACCAAATCTTAGTTAAAGTTAAAGGAGCCGCATAAGCTTCTTCTCTTGTTAAATAACCATTTGACCTATAATGTCCATAAGCTACACTTGCAGAAGTTGTATCAAGATTATTTGTATTATAAACAGTATTTAAAGTAGTTGAAATATTACCGTCATTAATATCCAATAATGTTGCACTAATTACGTTATTTGGTAAATCTATTGTCGAATTACCTAATATATATTTTTTATCTTGTACGCTTAATTGTATTGGGTCTGTATCGTCTGCCTTTAATCTCATTGCACCACTTAAACGTCCATTAGTGGTATTCATACCCATAAAAGAACCGTCTATATTAATTACGTTTTTATTTAAACAGTTTGAATATTGCTTAATAACTAATTCACTTAATGACCTATAAACGTCGCCCATATATTCCATTCTATACCAATTCTTTAAAGTGTATCCTGTTGAATCACTTAAAAATCCTCTATAACTAAAAAAACCATCGTTTGAATTATTAAATCCCATTGCTAAATCTAACTCTAAAACATACTCTTTTGTATTATTAATATAACTTTCAGTTAAAACAGAATAAAAAGCTGGAACAACTTGAAGACTAAAATTCTGTACTTCAACACTTGAAACAGTTGACTGCCAAGTTGCAAAAACTGAATCGTCTAATAATAATTCAATTGTCAAATCTCCTGTTATTGGGCAAGGAGGAGTTGTAATATCAACATTTGCTCTTGGATTTGAACCGTCAAATGGTTCGTAATAATAATGTAAAGGATAAGTATTTAAAAGCCATTTATTCTCAAAGTTTAAGAAATAAGTATCTGTTCCATTTGTCACTTGCACTTTTAATACAAATAAGGCACCTGGTCCGCTTATTCCTGCTCCTAAGGCAACTATATCAAACTTTATATTTGTAGTCTCATTTAGGCCTAATTTAGGCAATGCGTTTGGTTTAACGCTAACCCAATAAGGACTAATTGAAGAACACAACATAATAAATGAATTATATTGCTGATATGAATATTCTTTTACATATATAATACCACCATTCCTTGTAGAAGTCCACCCATAAGCATTATTCTCCGTTGGACTAACATAAGTAAATTGTTTTAAATCCCAATTCGTTATATAATTACTAGGGTATTCAATTGTTTTATTAAATCTAATTTTATTGTATCCTTTCTTTATTAGTTTAATTTGATTATTGTCTACAAAATAAGAACCGCTTGTATTCCCTGTATAACCTTGAATTGTCGAACTTAATGTTCTAGTTCCACTTGTAACAACTGCTCCTGTTGTACCATTATATTCTGTAAAATAATATGAATCTTGCGCAAACTCAGTTAAAGGAACCATAAACCATTTTCCTTCTGATTGAAATAATCGGCAACTAAAAGCAGTTGCAATATCTATTATTACTTGTAAAGTTGACTTAACCTCTTTATTATCATTTATAAAAGTCGCTGCATTAATATATGTTTGATTTAATGGTTCAGCAGCAAGGCTTGTTGTTCTATTTGTCATTGTATTAGCAAAAAAACTAATACCACTAATGAAATTTAAATTTGTTGGAAATGCAATTACATTTAATGAATTTAATATAAAAGATAATGCCTTATAAGTGTTAACTAAAGTATTTTCAGTAGAAAATGGATAAGGTATTTTTTCAAGAATACCCAAACCGTCTATTCCGCTGAATGATAAGTTTCTGCGACCTGTGCTAAATGTCATTTGCACGTCGTTACTTAGCGCCCAACCCTGCCACTCTAACGTTTCGCCATTATACAATTTAATTAAATACTTTCTATCGTTTAACGTAGTAAAGTCTGGCATATTAGCAATGTCGTCAGTTACGTCTATAACACAATTCAACTGACTTACATAAATAGCCTCGAAAATATCGTCAGAACGTGGAATGTATTGTAACTGCAAAGAAACTCCAGGATATTCAATTAAAGCCCCTGCATATCCGTCCTCTTGTAAATAAACATAACTTATAGAGTCTGATTTAGTTGCTACTGTAATTTTATATTTATTTGCGTATGCCATTAACCTCTTCTTAAATTTAAGTTATAATTAGACCTTTGCAAAGCTAATACTAAATCGTTACCTTTTAGCACAAATTGGCCATTTCCTCCACCACCACCATTGCCACTCATTGCCCCTGCATTAAAAGTATTATTCATCATACTACCTAATTTGCTCAATGGCATTACTGCTTCGTGTTCGTTTCCTTCTCCAACCATTGTTAATGTTGGACTTGTTACAATACCTCCAGAAGCTAAACCACCACCTAAAAGTTTAGCAATCATACTTAAAAATCCACCACCACCTGCTCCACCTACTGCTCCTGCTGGACCCATTGCTGCTTGAATAGCCGCTAATATTTCAGCCTTTAATATTGCAAAACCAATGTCTTCTGCTAATTGTAAAAATGCATTTCCTAGTGCATCAATAACGCTTTCCCCACTTTTCATTGCATTCCAAACTCCTTTAATTGCTCCTGTAACTTCATTCGCCATAAAATCAGCAAATTTCTTTTGTTTTTCTAATGCGTCAGCTAAAGCCGCAGCCTTTTCTTTCTCAGCACTTTCCTCAGCTTTATTTTTAGCTAATAAACCAGGAGTTATTCCAGCTAAATAAGCACCTAATGTATTGTCTTTTAATTTAGAATCAGCAAATGCTTTTATTTCTGCTAATCTTTTTCTTTCTTTATTTTCTTTTTGGTCTGATTCTTGGAATGTATCAACTGTTCCTAATCCTAATTCCTTTGCTTGTAACGCTCTTGCTTTTATTGCGGCAAGTTGCATATTAAGCATTTTATTCATTTCACTTTCAGCGCTAGGCCCTTTTGCTCCTGCTGAACCTCCTTTTTTATCTGGAGTTTCAAATCCAGTTGCAGCAGATATAAATTCACCATTTAATTTTTCAGCTTGTTTAATAGCTGATTTTATAGGGTCTAATAACTTATTATATCTTTCATTAATATCAGCCTTTTGTTTATCAACTTGTTTTTGGAAACCTCCAGCTTCAGCTTTAAAAAATCCTACTCCTATTCCTTGATCTAATTTTTTTAATTCATTATTTCTTTCGCCTTCTATTCTTTTTAATTCAGAATAACTAAACTCTAATTGTTTAGTACTATTTTTTTCTTTACCTAATGCAGCCTCTTGAATAGAAGCCATATTAACTAAATGCGTATAATATGCACGATCATTGCCTATTTTAGCGTCTTGAATATCCTTATTGTCGCTATATAATTTTTTAAGTTTCTTTAATGCTTCTTCTTGTTGAGATATATCCCCACCAACTAAAACATTTACTAAACTAATACCAACAGACCTGTGAGCCTGCGCTTCTCCAACAATTTTATATAAATCTTGATTTATTTTATTAAGTTCTTCTCTAAATTTCTTTAGTTCTTCTGTTGGCCCTTTGAAGAATTCGCTAATATCTTTTGCGAAAACAACTGCTAAAGAAGAAACAACACCTAATGCAACACCAATACCCGCAGGCCCAGCAAGGCCAGAAACCATTGCTTTTAATGCACCTGTTACCCCTTTTTCTGTAGCTGCTAATCGTTGGAACGATTCCAACATAGGGTTTAAGTTATTGGCAATACCAATTATTCCGTATGGAGCATCTTGCGCAATTCTTGAAAAGTTGATAAGAGATTGAGTTGCATCTCCTGTTGGCCTACTAACTGATGACATTTGAGTTTGTAAACCAGAAATAGTGTTTTTAAGATTGTAAATATCGGTATTTAATTTACCTAATTGACCAATATCAGTAGACTTTCTTGCCTGTGCTTCAAATTGTTTTAAACTATTTTCTGCTTGTACTAATTTTAATTGTAAAACAGAAATGTCTGCCCCAACTCCAACTATAAATTCTGCCATATCTTTTTATTTATACAATTTAAGCGTCCTAGCAAATTGGTCTTCTGAAATTAACACTTTTTCCTCTTCATCTTCAAGGTCGTCTATTTGTGGAATATGCCAAAAAGTTTTCATAGACTTTGGGCTATCTTCAGCACTATTGCTTAGATATATAATATAGGCGAGGTTTCTAGTCCTCGCCCATTCATTTAACTCTTGTTTTTCCTTTCCCATTATTATAATAGAAAAGTCTTTCCAAGTCATATCCCAAAATTCATTTGGCCTTATTCCACATTCAGCGGCCTTAACTAGAATATCGTCCCAGTTAAGCTTTGTTAGACTTTTTTTTTTCTTTGTTATCCTCCTTTACTCCTTGAACAGTATTAACTGTATTTTCAATTATATATTTTATATAATCAATTAATTGTCCTTCAGAAGTAAAAATAGAACCTATTTCATCTATCCAATCACATACATCAATTTCTGTAAATAATATTTCTTCTTTATTACTTACACAGGCTGATTTATAACCGATATAAACCATTTGCACAATCAAATCTAAATCGAATTGTGACTTACCTAATAGTTCAAAATACTTGTCAATGCTTACATTGTTTTTTACACAAAATTCTCTCATTGCCCAAGTACCCCACTTTAAATTGATATTGTTGTTTTTCAGTTTTAATTGGTACATAGTGTTGTTTAGTTTTTATTAAATTGTTTCAGTCTGGTCTACAGGAGGCGCATATACTACGAAAGTTGCAGTAAATTTAACGTCGTCTTTGTCTGCAGCGTTTACGTCAAAATTAGAAATCCAAACTTGACCACTATAAGTAATATCTCCAGCAGCAGGAACCGCTTTACCCATTTTCATAGGGAATACAGTACGAGCAGCGTGAGCAGCATATAGTTGTTGGTAAGAATCTTTCGCAGGTGTTCCTGTTTCGTCTATTGCAAAACCGTCAGCTTTGAATGATTGAGTAAATGCAGGGCCAGGTTGAAATTGGTCGCCACATTTAGAAGTTGCGTCAATTGTATTTACAGTTGACGTTAATGAGTTTGTAGTTAAACAAGCTATTGGTAAAAAAGTTGTACCGCCTGTTAAGTCAGCTAACAAGATATAATCCCTTGCTGATACTTTAGTTTCTGCCATTTTATTAAATTTGAGTTATTGTTAAATTATAAGTTATTAATGTTCTAAATACGTTATCAATTGGATTTAAACCGTCTAAATTTCTTATTCCGTCTACATAAACACTTGTTGATTTCCAACCTGTTGGCAATGTTATAACGGTGTCCGAATTTATTGCAGCTAATACCAAATCACTAATTTCTTCAGCACGTTTGTATCCAAAGTTAGCATTTTTTGTGACAATGTCAACTATTATGGTTGCCGAGTTAGTATATCCACTTTTACCTTGTTCTTGGCTTGACGTTCTACCGTCTAAAATGATATATTCATTCTCGCTTATTTCTGGAGCCATACCGTCAAAAACAGGCAAATTTGTTGCAGTTCTTAAATTAGTATAAAACCATTTCTTTATTTCTATATTAGGATTTAACATTTTGTGTTATTTCGTTTATTTTTTTCTTTAATTTAGGTAATTCAGCTTCATAAGCAGGTATTAAATAAGGTTGAGGCTTTAATCCTTTTCTTAATATATTTATTGCAATGGCATAAGCCGCTGACATATTTTGAGTATTTTTAGCTGACTTAGAACCTAATCTTCTTTGTGTTTTTACACTATAATTCCCTACAATCCCTTTGCTTTGTACCCATTTAGCAATTGCTAATAATAAATCTTTAAATGTATTATTACCACCTGTACTTTTCCCCTTAAATTGCCCTGCGAAATCATTATATCCAGATGGAATACTAACTTTACCTCCTGTGCCAAATTCCATATAAGGGGCATAATTTAGTTTTGATCCTATTTCATATACTAAAGTACCTTTATTTATATTCTCAGTTAATTGTATTGAATTCCTTAATGTTCCCATATTTACAGGAACCTTTTTTTTAGCTTCTGATTGTATCCTTAAAGCTGATGAATGAAGTTCCCCAACAACTTTATTATTAATACCTTCTGACATCATTTTTAAATCTTTAATGACTTCATTAATACCATTTATACTAAAATAAATTCTGTCTGCCATTAGTAATACATTTCTATTTCATAGAATCTATACGCATTATCCACGTCTTTAATTGAGTGAATCGTATAACGTTGACCTTCAACGTCTAATTTATAACTATCCCCAATAAACAATCCAAAACGAATAAATAATTTAGCGTATCTAGTAAATGACAAAGCACTTTCTAGCAACGCCCTATTTTGTGGTTGTGGCCTAAAGTCGCCCCAAACTGACTCTTGATATACAAAAGTCGTAGTATAGCCGCCCTGTCCGTCGCTAACCGTTAAAGGGGCGTAAACTCGCACCTCTCTGTTCATTGAGTTAGCGTCAACGTAATTGTCTTTATGTAGTCCTATTCTCATAGTTATAGTATTGGCGAAGTTCTTGTCCAACGTTGGCAAACTCTCCAGGTTTTCTCACAAATTCCCATATCGTTAACATCCATTCCTCTATTTTCGTATCCGTAGTTTATTTGGTCTAAAATAGCTATTTTAAGCTCTTTTGGGACTACTTCCATACCTGTACTGTATACTGCCTTCATATCGGCATAAGCAGGATATTTAAGGCTAGGATAATCTCCACCAATAAGTTTGTAAGCTGCAGGGTCTAATACGTTTCCGTTATTATCAGTAATACTTGAAAATTGAACTATTGGGCCAAACGGAAAATTGAACATTGTAGCTAAATTAGTAAACCAAACTGTTGCTATCTTAGGAGTAATACTTAATCCAGAAGCTTTTTCAACTGCTTCTCTTGATTGTGTTATTAGTTCAGCCATTAAACCGTCCTCAATAGTATTAGTAACACGGCAATAAAGTTTAGCTTCTTCAACCGTTACAGGTTCAACAATAACTCCGTGATCAATTAAAGTATGGTCTATAATATAATTATACATAATCCCTTTTTTACAAATTTACATTAAATCTAATAAAAAACCCCCACCAATTAAGGTGAGGGCAATTTATATTTATCTAGCCGTTAAAACCTATGGATTAACAGTTGCGTAAATAGCAGAAGAAGAAAGCATAAGGTTGACGTCTTCCATGCATTCTATACGAGCAGTTACTAAGTTCTTTTGGAAGTTAGTTCCGTTCTCATAAGAGAATTCGATTGCTAAACCTTCTGTTTCTACTCTTTCGATATAGTCAGCGTCAATAACCAATGCTTTATCGTTAGTTACCCAACTTGCACTAATTACAGGAACTCCCCAAATTGTGATACCACCGTTAGGGTTAACGATAACTGAACCAGAACCAGCATAATATCCAGCAGCAATTGTTGCCTTCAATAATTTAGCCATTTGGTTCTCACTTACTAAAATGTAAGAAGCGTTAAAGTTTGCAGCCTTTTGGTTTGCGATATAGTCAACTAATTGTAACAAATCATTTGTTTCAGTAGTTGTAGTTGAACCAGTTGCAGCACCAGAAACAACACCAAAGAAAATAGCGTTCTCTTTCTTGAAGAAATCACGTTGTAATA